AAAACGATACCTGCTAGTAGATATTCCTTCATGATGTATAAAGGTGAAGTAGCAGACCATGAAGTAATAACACAAACTTGTTTTAATCCTTCTTGTGTAAATCCCGAACACCTTGAATTATCAGACAAAAGAAGATTAGGTAAAAGAATTTCTGTTAATCCAGCTCAATTAGAAACAGGTTCAATTAATTTCTTAGTAAGATTAAAGAAAGAAAGACCTGATTTAGTTGATAAAATTGAAGAGTTAATAAACGAAATTTATAATCCACCTACTGAAGTAAATTTTTCTGAGTTTGATCCATTCACTTATAAAGATTAGAATCAAATACTATATTAAATGATACACTAATCCTATCTTCTTGAGTATTATTCCTAGTAACATCATGCATAATCGGTGATCTAAAAATATACAAACTTCCTTCTTTATTGATTACATCAGCTGTTGGAGTAGTAAATGGTATATTATAACCTTGAGAATTGGGATAATTGTAATGATACATTGGATTATAGAGTCTCAATGTACCACAATCACCAGAAGGAATTTTAACATAATAAACACCACTCAACTGACTATCAGGGTGTGAATGCATAGAATTATAATCTCCTGGCCTATTTAAATTAGTCCAAAGAAATATCTTATAAGTGCTATATTTCATTCCAGATTCAGTACTTAGTTCACCAACTGCCCATTCAATAAATCTTAAAAGGGATTTCATCACCGGATCATCAGACATATTTCCTTCGGAATGCCATCCCCCTTCATTAGAAGCATGTCTAGTTTTTTCATTTTTGGATTTTTGATAAACCCGATTCTCTATACTAGTATTAACTTCTTTAGAATTATCTAAATCAAATCCCCATAGTGGAACAGGGAATAATTCACTTGTTGTTCTTTGTGTAAACATTAATAATAAACTCTTTGACTTTCATCATCAACTGTCCATACTGTACCTTTATCATCTTTAAAGGATTCTGGTTCTTGTCCATCATCTATAATACCAAATGGCAACATATCTTGTTCTAAAGTTTCCATTTGTTCTTCCCACATTTTCTTTCGTATATCCATATTTGTCATTTCTTTAAAATATCTTTGTTGTACTAACCACCCAAATATCACTAAGGTCATTGCAATATCATCGTGAGATCCTTCCTCTGCCTGATATGTGTTATTCTGTAGAGCAAAGGTTGTAAGTTCTTTAATTGTATTAAAGTCTGGAACAATTAATTGATCCTGTTCTATTAGATCTTTTAATGCCGCACATCCAATTCTCTTGATCTGTTTACTTGTTCTTAATCCTAATTGAATGTTCTTCGCAAATCCTCCACCGATCTGTTGACCTGCTCTACCTCTCATAGTAATGATCATGATATTCTCATACTCTAAATCGTAGTGTAAAGTATCAGCAACTTGAGATCCAATATCATTTACTTCAACTAGAACATGAGCATTATTATACTTATTTCCCACATTATAAATTACATTTGGATATAACATAGGTGAAATTTGATTGTCTCTATAAACTGCAACTTGTTTGTACGGCATTTCAGAAACATCAAATACTGAAAAAGCAGAATAGTCCACACCTTTTCCTTGTGCCGTATCAGCCACTAATGCGTATGTACGATTTTTCTTTGGTTGTTCATATACATCTAAGTTATTAGCAGAGTGAACGGGACTCTTAAAGACCATTGTTCTAAGTTTCGATGGAGCAATTAATGTGTAAGTTGATCCCACAAATTCACATTCAAACTCTTGAGTAAATTGTACTTCAGAGGTATTACGTATCGTTTCTTCTTTCCATTTACCATCTCTGCCAGGCATCTCCGACCAATGAACTTCAATGGGAACATAATCACTTCTTCCTTCTTCAGCTTCTATCCACATCTTATAGAACATATTCAATCCAAGTGGAGTTGAAACGATTAAGACTTTTGTAGATTCACCAGAAGAAATTGTAGGATATACAGAAGTGAAAAATGATTCTGCTATGTTTTGGGGAACGTGAGCAAACTCATCTAGAAAAATAATATTAAAAGAACTACCACGAACTGCACTAGAAGAAGTAGCCGCTGCTACCACTTTACTACCATTCTCTACTTCAATATTACCTTTATTCCATATCACCACTCCTTGTTGTAACCATTTGGGTAAATGTTCATAGGCAAGTTGTAGTCTTGAAAGAAGTTCTCTTGCGGTTGCTCCTTTGTTTGCCAACATTGCGATATTGACACTTTCGTTGAATAGTAAATAATGAAGAAGAAAAGCTATTATTGTGGTTGACTTTCCTGTTTGTCGTGGCATTTTACATATTACAAAACGATTATCATTGAACTTATGAATCATTTCTCTTTGATAGGGGTACATTTCAAATGGTACGAGTCCTTGATCTACATGAATAATTTTAACATAGTTCTCTACAAAGTGAAGAGGATCATCTTTACACTTCACATATTCTTGAAGTGTTTCTTCTGTCCACTCTACATTTTGTCCTACGTTTTTTAAATTTGGATTGCCGAGATATGTTTCACTCGCCACGTTTCCCCTTCAGTAACTTTTGTAATTCAGCTGTAGATCCCACAAATACTGCGTTATTGACAGTAGTAGTGTGTCCACCCTTTTCTATACTTAGTTCTTTTTTGGTTTTATGTAGACCCATTAACTCTTTATTGGCATCCAAGCCGGATTTGATTAATTGACCAACTACTTCAAAAGCACGTGGATGTTCAGATTGTTTAGCAATCTCCAACATCTCCTCTATTGCATCTTGATTTCGTTCAATTAAATTGTAGTAATTCTCACGGGCATAATTATAATCAATGTCATCATCCTTACCAGATTTAGGTATGATTCTGGCAGGCGGTTCAGGTTTAAGTTCAGTAGTGGGAACTAAACTTGTGATTTCTAAAATTTCGTCTATACGTGTATCTTGTGTCATTTTTCCTCATCATGCCAAATTTGACCCTTTTCTGTCATACATTCAGTAGTTAATGGTTTAATAATATTATGTATGTCTATTGGAGGTCTATCTAAAAACTCTTCAGGTTTATATATAGATCTAATTTTATCACATATACAAAAACATTGTCTAGATACTTCTTCTTCTTTTAATTCTTTTTTACTTCTTTTGTATTTTGTATTACCTAGAAAATATAATGTTTCATAACAAGATTTAAACAATAATAAAACATCTTCAGTTTTATAAGTTTCTTTGTTTAACTTATGGGGTTGATATCTATTGTGTATTATTTCTTGATGCTCTGGTTGTATTTCACTTGGGCTTTGCGCAACACATACTGTTCCAACGCAAATGAAACAACCAATTAGAAAACCCCGAAACCACATGTTACAGAGTTACATCCAATCCGGTGCCTAAATTAGTATCAATGTTATCATCAAAATATTCAAAAGATTCTGTGTAACCAAAATCATCATTAGCAGTAACATCGCCGGGACCCGGAGTAACTGTAAGTCTAGTTTTTATCCCTGCTGCGCCTGTTCCTGTCGAACTAGTTTCTGTTATGAATTTCATATTACCAGTTGCGGTTGGTGATCCTGCATCAGCGTCTAATAATAGAAAATTTGTTGTAAAAGATGTACTATCTTCTAAAATAATATGTTCTGGTTCTTCTGCTTCTTGTGCCGGTGTTCTGAGATTCACTATCACAGATTTGGTGACAGAACCACTCTTAACATCTGGATAAATATATCCTTTCATAGTAAAAGTTAATGTCCAAATAATTTCTCTAGTAACTTGAAAATCTCCCTCATAACTATCTTCAATTTGAACACCATTTAATATCATACTTATATCGGGTTTAATATTCATTGCTGGAACTAAATTCACACTAACTGTAAATTCTGGAGTAAAGAAAGGTACGATTTGTTCAAAGATTTGTGCACCATCTTCTGCATTACTAACCATTGAATATAAACTGAAATCAAAATTGTAAGGAACGGGATTAAATTGTTTTAACAATGTAGAAGAAGATGCGGCAGTATTTGCGGCAAAAACTTGACCCATTGTATTCAATTTTCTAGTACCATCATAAGTAATACCTGTAAGATCAAAACCCATTCTTGGTAATGTCATTGCAACAGCTTCATCTGTTCCACTAATTCCGCGAGCTCTCCTTAATCTAAGAATCCATCTATCTCTTGGAGAATACGCAATAGGAACTTTTATTTGTTCTTTTATGGTATCATCTGCATCTTTTCGTATTACATTAATATCATTAAATAACGTTCCGAATACAGCAACATATTTTCTGATGGTTTCGTGATAATAAGTTGTTCCAAGCATTTAATTACAAGCTCCCAAATGGATTACCTTCTGTGAAATCAATAATTGCATCGGCTTCTTGTTCTATTAATTGATTAGATGCTTGAGTATCACTAGCACTCTTCTGCATATCAAAAGATGTTATTGCATAAGACGCTCCAGAATCTTTACCTACAATATTTTGAGTGCCATCAAAATTCTTGGTCATATTCATAAGTCTCAGTACCTTAGTTCCAGCAGTCCATTGAGCGACCTCGGCTTTATATTCGGTAGTTGCATATGTTCCTTGATATACTTCTTCATCAACAACATAAGTACCACTTCCGGCTCCCATTGTAAATTCTACTGTATAGGAATGTAATCTTTCGATCTTATCAATATCCTCAATACCAGTATTAAATTTCTGATCTGAATATTCAAAAAGAACACACTTCATATCATAACCCTGAAGTGCTCCTGTTTGATAAAATATATCTCCGTATGGTTGATCTGCTACTGTTATAATTTCAAATAAGGCTGTAACCATTGGAAAGTAAATTAAATCTCCCTCTTTTGGAATTCTATCTCTACCATCCGCAATATCTTCTGCTGTAGAAAAACCAAGTTCTTGATATCTTCGTACTGCTACTGTTAATGTAATTTCATCATGAATTTCTAAACCAAATCTAGAAATAACATCAGTTTCACCTGAGAATCCATCTACGTCTTTAATGTAAATTTCAATCATACGGGCATCATTAAATTCCGAATATGTATCATCGCCCATTAGTGTATCTTCATTAACTAATGTGCGTGGAATATAATACATATCCTGCCCATACATTTTAATGGATTCTATAAATAAATCTTCGATTAATCCTTGATCTGCAGTAGATTTAAAATTATTGAAGTATGGATTCGTTGCCATGTATTATCCTATTAGATGATCTACTGGTAATTCGTATCGTAATTGCATTTCTTCTCCAATACGTTCAAGCTCTGCTGTTGCATCATCATACATTTGTCTTCCATTCATAGTTACGCCTCCTGGAAGTTGTAACCCCTCGAATTTAATTAGATTCTGCCCCCATTGCTTCTTCATTAATGCCGTATTATATTGTTTAAGAAACATATCGCTCCAGATATCCGTATATGTATCAGGATCAATAATTTTATCACACTCAACTATTATCCAATCATCAATATCTACATCTCCACCCCAATTAATATCAAGATGTAAACGATCCATGTGTCTTTGAAATCTAAACATTGGATTTCCTGTAAACATTTCATTAATTAACATTAAATGTTCTTGAGAAATTTCAAAATTTACTAAACCTGTTCCTAATTGATGCATTTCGTTTAATGCAAATTGGTACTTAGAAGAAAACATAGAATTAGATCTAGAATTATCATAGAAAGGTACAATTCTTCGAACTCCAATAATTGCTTCAGCAATTGCTATATATTTGTTATCGAAATCCCCTATTGCTACTGGTGGTCCGCTGTTTGTAGTTGTTGCTGTTGCTGAACTAGTATCGCCTGTAATAGTTTCATTGGACCCAAAGACAGTAGAAGTATTAGCATAATACGTATTACCATCTCCACCAGATTTAACTTCAGGATTTTTGAATCTTAAAGTAGTATTAGCACTATGATATTCATGAACTGTTGCTTGAACACCACTTGTTCCTCCAGTAATTTTCTCTCCATCAGTAAATGTTCCTGTAGGTGCACCTGCTAACTTAAGAGTTGATGCTGATATTTGATGTTTTAAATACGTATTTTCTGTTCCATCGAAATGATATTCTTGAAAAAATTGAAGTGAATCATCAATACAATCTTCTACTTGATCATCATCCAAATTTAATTCTACTACTGGCCATCCTAGCTTTCGTTTACAATAATCTTTAAAAGTTGCTCTAGTACTTGGTTGTGTCATTTCGTTGCCTCCGCAGATATCGTTATAATTCCTTCTGCTACTCTTTCTACTGTGACATTATTTCCATGTGTATATTGAACATCATAAACATATTTACCAGGACTGACTGCTGCAGTTTGAGTTGCAGTCAACGAAAGTGTTACGTTTGATCCAGCAACTGCTGTTGTTATTGTGGTTATATTATTCGATGAATAGTAAGATTGTCTCATCTTTGAGGTACAAGTGCCAGTAGATATGGTAACATTTCCACTAGTAGAATTTTGAGCGGTGATTACTTTTTCAAATGTGCAACCTTGATCTATTACAAGATTGACAGTCTGTTTTTGGAGGGTTAATGCCACAATTTTCTCCTTAATAGTGAATAAGTATAGTTATCTATACTATTTATATCATAAGAAAATTTGTGATCTCAATTTATTAGGAGGCGTGCCGCTGGAACGACACTCCAGGCCCCCTAATTATTTCGTAACTCTATAATTTCCTATAATCAAAACATCTATATTTGTTCCCATAAAGGTCTTTATTGCATTTTCAGGAGATTCTACTATAGGTTCACCATCTACATTAAATGAGGTATTTAGTAATATAGGAACACCAGTTTTCTTATTCCATTCGGTCAATAACTGAAAAATTGGTTTATTTAATTCTTCAGTTACAGTTTGTATTCTCGCAGAACCATCATTATGTGTCACCGCCGGTACTTTACCTTTCTTTTCTGGAAGTAACCAAGCATTAAATAACATATATGGTGATGAAGTTTTGGGGATATCATACCAATCATGTATATATTCCTCTAACATAATGGGTGCGTAAGGCCTCCATCCTTCTCTATGTTTTACTCTTTCATTAATATAATCTTTGTTATCGGGAAGAGTTGGATTTGCGAGTATAGATCTATTTCCCAATGCTCTTGGGCCAAATTCACTTTTTCCTTGAAACCATGCGATTATTTTATTTTCTTCTAAATCATCAACTGTAAGATGACATATTTCTGTAAAATCTTTATAATGTGTATATTTCATTTCACTGCTGACTTGTATAAGGTTCACCCGTTATTTGTCTTGGTGTTATTACAGGGGGTGCCTGTGGATTTTCTTTTAGTTCTGGAATAAAATCCCAAAATATAGCTTGAGTAAGTCTTTTTACATTTGTTACTTCTTTAACATCATATAATGCAGAATGAAACATTCCCCCCATATAAGAAACCATTGAATTATATTTTCCTTCAAATTTATGTAATAATTGCCATTCATCATTATTTGCTAAAATACATTCATCATATATCGGATTTGTGGGATTCATTGACAATACTTCTTTCTTTATACAAAAGTTTTGTGCTTCAATAGGTATACTTCCCTTCATTTCCATATCAGCTATCCAATCTTCATGAAAAGCACTTTGAGGAAATCCCACCAAATCAGATTTTATATGTCTGTATAATCCTGTACCGGTTGTTTCTAATTCATCATCTCTATTTAAATAAATTATAGAAGAAATTACACTAGGATCACTATGAGGAACATAAGATTGTTTTCTATCTTCTTCTGAAACACTACATTCTTCATCATTATGAATAACATTTAAACAAAATTGATTATTATTAGTAGCATCACTCCACGTTATCATATCAAACATTTCTAATTTGTGTACTAATAACATTGATACTGTATTTAAGAAATCTTTATTTGCTATAAAATTATCAATAGTTATTCTATGTCCATAATATTTGTCATAATTACAGTTTGAATGTGGTATAGGTAATGAATCAGCAAATTCTCGTATTCTATCCGGATATTTATATACATCTTCCATAACAACAACAGGATAACATCCATCACGAAATCCACCACCATGAGGATCATCTCCTCCTATTTTTTCTATATAAACAGTCATATCGGGGTTCAATGTAAACATTTCTTCATTGTCTATAAATTTCATGGAGACTCCTTATAATTATCTAAACAAGTTTTTATATATTGGTCGCTATATTCTCCACCTAAACATCCT